ATCGTCTTTCTATTGCATGTATATGTTCCGTCTGCTGCCACGCTGTTAGAACACTGCTCACAGCATGTATATTCATTCAGGTGCTTATGTCGTCTTCTGCTCATCCGGACACCTCTCTATCTCCACTGCAATACCGTCTTTCTTTGTTATTTTCCACATAATCGTCTCCTTCTACTTTCTCAAAATAAAACTTCACATTATCCGACATATGCTTTACTATACCAAACCGCTTCGCCACTTGATAAGGTATGCTGTCACGCATAAGCCTTTTATGTATTTCTGAAAGATACTTTCGAAATCCCTCGACATCTAAAGTGGCTTTATAGTGGTTGCAGCTCCTACAAGCTGGCATGTAATTTGAAATGTCGTCTGCTCCACCTATCCTAAGCGGTGTTGCATGGTCTACCTGCATATCTTTGTAAGCTATTTCTGTACCACAGTAAGCGCAATGTCCGTTATACATGAGATATACAGATTGTCTCACTTTTTTAGGTATTGCTTTTCGTTTATTCATTTTTACCTCTCAATTCTTTCAGTTTTGCTTCGGCTTCGGATTTTGTGAGGAATACTGAAATCCCCAAGTATCCGCTATGACTTTTAAGAGAGTTATCGTCGTATCGAACAACTAACAAAGGTTTTCTGCTTATATGATATGTTTCTTCTAACACAAAACCCTTTCGTACCTCAAAATCCACAATACAGTACGCTTCAGGCGGTATCTTGATTAGCTTCCTTCTTTCCTCTAAGTCCTCATAATCTTTCAGCTTAAAATACACTTTCAGCCAATATTCAGCATTATTAACCAATGTTGGTATTTCTTTATTGCTATCTGTCAATCTCTCCATTACTGTTCCTTTCTCAATCAAGCAAAATTTTGACTTTGCAATCTATATTTTTGTATCCCTCAATAGCAATATCACTTAAATATAGGTGGCAATTAAAATTATATTTTCCACCAATCACATGGCAAAATTTAAGATGTTTTAACATTTATTCTCCTTTCTAAAAAGGGCATTCACTAGGATTTTTCAAATCCCAACTTTTCCCTGCAACTGCAACATCTACATTCGCCCCACAAGCAACTTTCTTCATCTTCTCGATAAAACTATCTCTATCAGAATTTTCACTTGATAGATGGCACATTATGACGTTCTGTAAGCTATCTGAATAATTTGCCTTAACAAAATCACAAGCTGTGTCAATGGATAAGTGACCTCTGAAAACGTGATTAGCTTTGCCTGTATCCCTGTCGATTAAATCCTTGTCATAATTCACACCTAAGAGGATATGATTTATGCCTTTAAACTTCCATTTGACAACCTCGCAATCGGTAATGTAAAGCATTTTCCCCATTTCCTTGTGAGTAATCAGAAAGCCGTATATCGGGCAAGGTTCGCCATTTGCGTCTGTATGTGTCCAATTTCCGTCTATTGTCGTTAAATCAAAAGGCTTTACTGTAAATTCACCCATATTTATTGGTTTACAACTATCGCCTAAATATGGGGCAAGTATCTGTATTCCCATAGCTTCAAAATCTTCTACTGACTTGCTATGGTCTAGGTGCTTATGGGTGCATAACACACCCACAACATCTTTGACATTCCAATCTAAGCCTTTTTTAATTTCCTTAATCGGTATTCCGCAATCAAGGATAAGTGTTTCTCCACTGTCGGAAGTTAAGGTGTAGCAATTTCCTGTACTTCCTGTTGCGATACATTTAAGCTTCATTCCTTAATTTCTCCGCATCTTCTCTTAACATTATTTTGAATTTTCCACCACACTCACAAACAGCTTTTGCGTCATAAACATTCCAATTTTCATTAGAACGTGATTCATCTTTTTGCTGTGGCTTTCCGCACAATTCGCACGCAATTATTATTGGATTTTGTTTCATATTTACACCTCGATTTCATCATCCTGCGGAAACTGAAAGTACTCTGTTGTAGCTTTCTGAAATTGTTCCTCACTCAAAATACTCTGTACTTCTTCAAAACGCTTTGTATTAGCTATGCAATGGTAGAACATATTATTTTCATATACTCTTTTAAGCATTTCCATAGCCTTAATTGCCTTTTCTTTAGCTGAATATCTAGCTAACTTTGTGCCATCCGGCGATGATAAATTACGACAATAGATAATTGCAATTTCTCCGTCCGAAAATTTTCCACTATCTATAGATAATAAAAAATAATCATATGGGATATCTACTGTTCCGTCCTGTGAAATTACTCTCATAATCAATCTCCTATTCTGTCTGCATAAATGGTGGCAATGTGCTATCTTCTGCCTGTTCTTCGGTTACTTCTGTGGCTGTGCCCTCAATAATGTCGCTTTCTTCAAAATCAACGCTATTTGCGTTCTGTTCAATATCGTAAGCAACATCCTGTTCAAGCATTTCATCGTGGCCGATTTCCTCGTAATCATCTTCTTTACCAAAACCGCTATGAGTATTGTTGATAGCTTTGAGAAGTCTGTTCTTAACAGTTTTCATAGCCATTTGGTCTGCGAATTTCTGATGAACTCCGTTTCCGGTCTCCTTATATCCGTATCCCTGTTTCCAAGCTGTCTTTATCTGTGTCATAGTCATAACTTCCGCAATCTTCTCGCCATTTCCCATAATCGCTACCGCATAAGCACCAACAATCTTGTCATTGTCGATATTCTCAAAGCTCTGTTCATGGCAATCAATAATTGTCTTTGCGTCCTCTTTGTGGTACTTGAATACATCCCCTTTATAAATAACTGATGCATTAATGTCTTTAAGTCCGTATCTTCTAGCAAGGCAAGTTGCACCATAAACAGACGGCTGACAGCTTAATTTACCCGCATAAGCAACTGGGTAACACTGCTTCTTTCTTATTGATAATCCGTCTGTTACCATTTCGATAAGTGCATTTTCAATACTTGCCCTTGTGCAACTCTGTAATACAGGCTTCTTATTCATATCCTGTGTGTCCTGTAAAATAAGCATTGCTGACATAAGCTCGTTTGTATAGTTGTAATCTTTAGGGAATGTTAAGCCAAATTTCTCTTTCTGCTTAATTTTAACAACCATTCCCTCTGTAAAATCCTTTGCTACAAGCTCTCTGCTTTCAGCTTCTTTTGTTTCTGCAACCGCTGTATTCTCTGCCATAATTATTCCTCACTTTCTTCAAAATGTTCTTTTATATCCAATCCGTCATCATCGTGCCACTCGCACCATTCCTGTTCTTCTTCATCAAAATATTCAAGTCCAGAAGCATTACAGTAATCTGGCTTTATGTTGTTTTCATACTGAAATAAATCATAATTCCATAATGTATTAAGGATTTTCCAAGCCTGTTCAATGCTTTCAACTTCGACATAAAAGTTTTTAACCGCTCCTACTTGGCAATTATGCCAAACTCTTAATTTCGTCATATTATCCCTCCACAATCTCTAATTTCTCGCTATCATTGACAATCAGCATAATCAACTGACTATCCACCATTTCAGCAACTTTCTTCTGATTATCTGTACTAAGACTTTCAGAATCATCTAAAACAATAGGTACTGATATACCACTAATCTTCTGAATAGAATTACAAATATCAATTCTGCCAAGTATTCTGTTACCCTTATTGCTCATAGTTGTTAAAATGCTCTTTCCATCAACTGTAGGTATGCAACAACTCTTGTAACCACCAGACTTTGTATAAGTAAACAACTGCCACTTAACCAAACCAAAATGACTGTTTACCGCTTCTGTCAAGGCTTCGTTCTTTGCTTTGTCTAATTCGTCAAGTAAATCAAGAATCTTCTCGGCATTAGCTTTATTCTGTTCAGAATCAATCCTTGTCTGCTTTAATTCTTCAAGTCGCTGTTCGTCTGCTGCCGTATCAGATTTTGCAATCTGGCTTTCACATTCTGCTAACTGCTGCCTTAAAGCTGTTTCCTGTGCCTTTAATTCTGCCTTGACTGCCGAAATATCGTTAGCCTTGTGCATAGTTTCTTCTTTTTCTGCTATCTTCTGTTCAAGTGCCTTGTATTCTTCTGTAGCTGTTACATCAATTTCCTGTGGAAGTTCTGCTAACTGCTTTTCAAGGTCTGCTAAATCCACTAAATGTTTTTCTAACTTCTGCTTTCTGTCGGTCAGTTCCTGTTCAGCTCCAACTAACAATCCTTTGACTTCATCAAGCATTTTCTTAGCCGTGTTGCCCTTATCGGTAATTCTGCTAAGTTCAGTTTCTTTATGTGCCTTAAAATCTGCCTTTAGTTTCTCTTTCTTTTCCTCTGGGTATTCCTGTTTACAATAAGGGCAAATAAGATTATTCTCGTCAAATACACGCTCTTTTCCGGCTTTCCATTCGGTTCTGCTATCATCAAGTGTTTTCTGATATTCAGCTATCTTGTCCTTATCAAAACTAACAACATCTTCTGCGTTGCTGATTGACTTCTTGCTATCCTCAATCACATAATTAAGGTTGCTAATCTGTGATTCAAGATTTCTTCTTGCCTTAACATTGTCCTCATTAGCCTTGCGTGACATATCGTTAAGTTCAAACTTCAAATTGAGAATATCCGAACTACCCTTGTCATATTCAGCCATCAGCTTGTCATTGTCGGTCTGCTTTGCCACGCAATCAGCAATCTGTTCTTTAATGCTGTTCTTCTGTAATTCAAGGTCAGATACATCAATGCTCTGCTTAAGCTGTATATCTCTTTCCTTTTCTTTAATCTGTCCGTCAAGAATAGGCAAATCCTTTGTAATCTTGGTCTTTGTAGCCTTATTCATAGCGGATAATTCTTCAACTGTATATTTATTAAGTAAAGGAACTAATTCAGCTAATTTAGCTTTCTGTGAAGCTATATCAAAGTCTGTAACATCTCCCACAAGGCTGAATAAGTATTCTCTCATTTCTGTCGGCTTCTGATTGAGAAATGCGTTCACATTGCTGCACATCTTAAACACATTCATATCAACATCAAGATATGTGTTGAAATCCTTAAGATTCTTTCTCACATCATTAATGTAATATGAGTTATCATCCTTATAGCCTGTCTTATCCTTGTTGTATGTACGGACCTGTACTTTCTTCATAGTTATTTCTTTTCCATCAACATCAAGTGTAAGTTCAACACTTGTGTCCATATCATCAACGGATTTTCCGTCAATCTCTCTTCTGACAACCGGATTATCCTTTAATTCATAATCGCAGTTGAATAAGCACCACAGATAAGCTGTCGCAATAGTTGACTTACCCTTGCCATTCTTAGCCATAATCTTTGTAATGGCGTAAAAATCAAACTCTGCGTGTGCGTAACACATAAAGTTTTCAAGCACTACCTTTTTTAAAACTGTTCTTTCCATAAACATATCCTTTCCTTATTATATATTCATAACAAATATGCCATCTTCAATCTGGAAGTTGTCAACTCCCCTATCCGCATAGGCTGAATACTTAGCTTCCTCAAACGAACCGTTAAATACTGTTCCCTGCTGTGGTGTCCATATCTGGCATACCACATCTTCATCAATAGCCATACTTGCTAAATCTCTAACTGTAATCTCATTCATCAGCTCTGCCCTCCTCTGCATAGTCAATCCTGCTTACTGATACTTCATAAGCAACCCTTGTCTCAATCTCATTGTCACTTATCTTCTTAGCGTACTCTCTGCTCTGAAATCTTCCCTGAATCTGGATGTGTTCTCCAACTTCAAGTCCACCCGCAAATCTCGCATTTCTTCCCCATGCTATACATGGTATGTAATCTGATTTGCCATATGGTCTGTTTACTGCCACTAAGATATCCGCAATCTCTCTGCCCTTTGAAGTACATCTGTATATAGGTGGTTTACAGATATGAGCGTCAAGTATAACTGTATTGATATTTTCTTCAAATGACAGTTCGGTTGCGTCCTGTGCCAGTATTTCAAGTTCTCTTGCAAATACCGATAAAATCAACTTGCTCTTCACATCATCAATGTGCCTGTTGAAGCTTCTTATCTGTCCTGAAACTGTGACAACCTGTCCAACCTTAATTTCTGTGATATCAGTAAGTCTTTCCGATATCATTACCGGTAATGTATCTTTGTTGCCACTTGTTCTTGAACACTTGAGCATGAAGATATAAAATCCCTCGCCAAGTACTTCATGTGAGTATTCTGGCTCTTTCTCAACTACTCCTACTAATGTGATATTGTTGTTATTAATTGCATTTTCCATTTCTTTCTCTCCTTACTTTAATATGTAACTTCCTATTGGTACTTTATCCATTCTTTCAATCAGATGGATTTTGCAGCTGAAAGTATAGAACTTTCTAAAATCCTTTTCCTTTATAGCCCTTTGTCTGTTTCTGTTCAGCTTAATAATTCTTTTTATGCTACTCATTGGCATTCTCCTTGCATCTGTAATACATCGTTGTTATAACCCCTCTTGCTGTGAGACAGTCATAATTCTTCCATGCTGATAAATCATGGTTAGCTGATTTAATTGCTGTTCTAATTGACCTTTCAACAGCACATCTTGACTTGCCTACTGCATTGGCAATGTTGCTGTAAATCTTTTCCATTGTTATAGAGGAATCAAACTGCTTAACAGCTTCGATTATGTAGATGTAACCTCTTTTATTAGAGAGAATTCCCAAATTGAACATTTCTTCTCTTATCCTTGCTTCCATAAATACTCCTTACTTGTAGCAAAAGTACATGTTCTGCACTTTCTCATAAACACCGCTACCTTGCTTAAATTCAGCTTGATACAACACATTGCTAGGTATGTCATATCCGCTTATTAATAATTCTTCTGCTATTCTCCAACATCTTTCTGTTGGCTCTTTATAGAATCCGCTGTTCATAAGCTCTGTACATTGATATTGCCCTGATTGATAGATAACTTCTTCAATGCTGTTAGGAAAATACTCACTTTGTACTCGGTTCAAAACAACGGCTCCTGCAAGATATAGCATTTCATCATCGTTACATGTCGCTCCGCATTCGCCCATAAGCAGATGTGCCATGAGCGACAACTCATATTCATCAACACTTATCTCTCCAGTTTCAACCTTATAATCAACATGTGAGTTGTAGCATTCACTTAACACTGCACTCTGCTGATTAATCTTAGCTTGCGGTTGTACCGGTCTTAGAATCAACGCTATAAGGCTGATTCCTGCCAGTGTTGCGGATATGTTAATTATCTTTTCTTTCATATTCTTTTATCCTTTTCATTAGGCACAACGGCGGTTCGTAAGAATCAATGAACTCATGTACATCTGCTAAATCATCATGCTTAATACAGCTAAAACGACACCCGACTTCGTGTTCTATCTGTAAATATAAATCTATGCAGATTTCGTTAATCAAGTTTATGTCACTAACCTTGCCGCCTGTAACAGCAATAACCCTCTCGCTTTCATGTCTTGTAATGTCCTGTATTTCATCAAAAGTTAATGAATCGTCAAACGGAAACACTGTTATCTCCTTTCAAGAACTTATTAACAAAGTAAACCTGTCCTTTGCCTGTTACCTTTGGTGTGCGTGTAATTCTTACGCTTCCATCTGGATTAACAAGGTTGCTTTCCTTGATTTCAAATAGTCCCTGCTCAATGTACCTCTGCGTCGGCATATTGTAAGAACTTCCACTCTTAATCAGATAGCCCTTATCTCTTAACCATACAAATAATCGCTTCTGCCCGATTTGCACACCATTCTGACAAATCAACTTTGCTAAATCTCCAACAAGGATTGATGTATGGCTTGTTGCTACTGCGTCTGCAAAAATCTCTTTAGGCTTCATTTGTTCAATTCTTGCCTGCTTCTGTTCGATTATCTTGTCTCTTTCAGCTATCTTGTTATTAGCTACAAGAAGTGCCTTTGCCATGAGTTCTTCATCAGACATTGTTTCTTGCCCTGCTATGTAGCCGCCATTCTTACGGATTGATGGAAGAACCTCATGTGTAATCCATCTTTTGAAATCTTTGGCTTCCTTTTTTCTGCTTGCAAGTGCTAATGAGTAAAGACCATATTCATTTACACAATTCGTTTCTCCGCCAGATAACCCTAAATTAAATTTAGCCTTTTCATCATCGTCAATTCTTTGCATAGCCATTGTTGGATTTGACAAATCTAACGACCTGCATATGTCACTTGCGACAAACCAAGGTTCATTATCTTTAGTAATGGTTCGGATTTCTCCAAACTCTGAATTGCTAAAAATCTGTAGCTCCATAAACATTCCTTTCTAAATAATGTGTGATATATTTTGACCTTTTAAGGTACATTTGAGCGATTCTGCTCATTCCTATCTGCTGTAACTTGTAGAACTTTATATTTATTGATACAATAGAGAAGTGATGGTAGACACTTTCCAATTGGTAGGTAATTCACACTTGATACGAACAGGGCGCTATCCCTGTCGAAAAGAACTAATGATGTTTGAATAAAAGTTTGCAACTATTTACCGCTACCATCGCTTTTCTATTGCATCAATATCAAAAATTCTAATCTGTTTGTACTTTGTGCTATAATCCTCTTATTCTATTAGGGATTGAAGAAATGTTCTCCATTCTTACTCCTTTCTGCTTATTATCAAAATAATAAGTCCAGTATCGTAAGTAAAAAATTTAATACCGCAAGAACAACAGCGATTATTAATGTTATCAATGCAGCATCACAAAGTCTTTCATTGTTGCCTCTTTTTACTTAATCCATTTTTCAACTGGGATTCTTGTTGCTTCTGCAATTTTTTGCACTGTAGTTAATGCTGGTAAAGAATTATTATCTTTCCATCTGCCTACAACCCCGTTGCCAAGACCGCATTTTTTTTCAAATGCGTGTATTGACAAATTATTTTCTTCGCAATAAGCAACAACATTTTGATAAAACATAGACTTCTCCTTTCTTTATTTGATAAAGATTTAGAGAAAAGCTTGACAATCTTTAGAGAAAGTTCTAATATATGAATTGTCGAGAAACATATTTTGAGAACACTTCCCTTTAAGTTTATTTTTAGGCTTTTCCCTAACCTTTAAACTTATTATATAGAGTGTTCTCTAATTTGTCAACACCTTTTTTAGGTGAAACTCTAAAAAATGGAGGAAAATGCAAATGAACACAGTAGAAAGAGTAAAAGACCTATGCAAGCAAAGGAAGATTTCAATACATAAATTAGAATTAGAATGTGGTTTTGCTAACGGATATATAGGTCAGTTGCGTAAAGGCACATTACCAGATGATAGGTTGGGAAAAATTGCTGAATATTTAGGTGTATCAGCCGAATATTTAAGAACTGGCGAAGAAGAACAGCTTATTTTGTCTGAACAAGCTGATTTGTGGATTAAAGTCAGAAATGACAAAAAATTATTACACTCGTTAAAAACATTTTTTGAGTTAAGTGACGAACAGCAAAAGTATGTTCTCGGTTTAATTAATTTATTTAAAGGAGAGTAGTAATAAATGATTGAATCGAAAGATTTTTTAAGAGCCATAGTAGAGAAAAGGAATAAAAACGGCAACACTGATTATGCTGACATCGCCAATAGTCTTGGCATTGATATGGTTTCGATGTTGCCGTTTATGAAAGAACTCAATCGCAAAGGTTATATCATTCAAACTCTTGAAGATGTAACTGTGACAAAACTTGGTTTACTTGCCTATGATGAACTTTAATTAAAACACTTTACGATTCAAATTGCAATGCTCTTTTACTTTTCTGTGTGTACTGCTGGTACAGTCGTTAGGTTGTGCCAGTTTTTGTTATGTCTTTTACAATTTTGAAGATGTATTCCACTACATCTTCATCATTAACCTCTTTTATCAAGCTGTAAATTTCATTTTTGCGTTCCTCCATATTCATTTTATATCCCCTCCCTTAACTACAATAATGAGGTTATTATAGAACATTTGTTCTCGCATGTCAACCTACCCCCAGTAGATTAACAGTTTTC